TACATCTGCCAAAGAGCCTCCTCCTAATAACGTTTTTAGACTTTGGAGTCCTCCTCTCATTAACGCTATGTTTGCTGCGGTGGTCTGAGCTACATTACCTTCATCTTTCGCTCCTGTACCCTGATCTTCAACATTTCCATGAAGTCTTTGCCCCTTTTGGGGTAGTGTCTTACCAGAAGATTTAATCTCTAGAAAATCATAAACAACTTTAGAAGCTTGATCCCATAAAGAGGTCATAGCCGCACCCGACATAGTACTATTAACTGTTCCATCACTATTACTTGAGGAACTACTACCACCACCTACTCGTCTACCAAAGGCACCTCTGTGTAGTATAACTACTACATGGTTTTTAGTAGACTCTTTCCCAATCCCACCACGAGGTGCTGTTTTTAATGGGCTTTTATTAAATGCTTTTGAAAAATTCTTTACAATATTTTCTTTAGTATACACTTCATCCCATGCCTTATCAGCCGCAGCTTGTGCTTGTGCTTCTGTGATACCTTGTTCTTTCTGTCCTTTGTGCTTCTTCTTACCACTATTTTTACTTGGATCTATAATTGCATTAAAAAGCAAATTAGTAGTCCTTGCCTTTGTTATGTGAAAACGATGCAGCATTACGTCACCTGAGTGATCTCGCATCTTCTGTACTTCATTACCACTAACTGTTTTATTTAGCCATTTACGTACGGAATCTATCATACTACTACTCTGTATAGATCTAGTACCCTCTTGATATGATCAGGAAAGTCAGTGCTCTGCCTAGCGCCCGAAGTACCTTGATTCTGTACTGTCGCGCCTCCTAGAGACTGTCTTTGCTTATGCTCATTCTTCAAGTAGTACGTGATTAAATCAAATACAGCTAGTTTTAAATCTTTAGGACATGCAGCGAATCCAGCATTGTACGTAATTTGTACAGCGCCTACTCCCTGTGCCCAATTTCTTGGTCGACCCGATATAGTAGTTCTAATAATCGCGTCTGCGTCCGTGTCTACATAGTATTCATGGTCGGCTGTTGTTAAAGTTACGTAAGCTTCGCTATACGCGGTTCTTTCTTTTACTATGTCAACAACGGTTAACGGACTCTCGCTGACTGTTATCGTTGAGGTGAAGTTATCGTTGATTGTAAAAGTTTCAACTTTGTCTGTGGATATGTAGTCAACAAATGACGTACCACAATATTTTTTAACAAGATCAGATATTTGGGGAACTAGGAGATTTAGACGGTCGTCGTCTTTCTCGCCTCGGATTCCTTCAGCGTCTTTGTATTCATGTGTAGTTACTAAGTCTGCCATAATTTGATCTTCTTAAAAAATATTGCGGTGGGGTTTGACCCCCACCACAAATAGATTTGCTATTAACTAGCTTTGAACTTATAAGCCCATTTAGAGGTAGCGCCTTCAATGAGTTCAGCGAAGCCGATTCTCTGTGAAGCAACTAGTACTCTTCTTTGGTTTGCAACTTCGTAGTCGGACTCAATGGTAATTCCTCTGAGTCTTGGCATTACGTAGTTTCTCGCATATACTGCGATTGCGCCAAAGCCGCTGGCTGCTTGTGCAGGGAATTCGTCACAAAGGAGAACCTTTGAACCAAATACCTGACCAATTTCACCAGTAAGTTTTGTAGCTATATCACCAACTAGATTCGCATCTTGGAACTCTGCGTCTTCTAGTAACTGGAAGTATGCACTTTGTGAAACAATATAAACTACGTCGCTAGGGTTAACGCCATATTTGCCCATATTCTTTCTCATGCTTAACAATTCAGCTGCAGTTACAGTATCAGTTGCAACAGCTGTTGTTGACTGTGTAAAATCGCTGTCGTCTGCGGCCATCTTAACAAGACCATCAAAAGTTCCTGATGTATAAACACCAGTAGAATTGTTTCCTAATAGGATAGCATTCTCAATACCTTTTGCGTGTGATCTTACAATTGACTCTCTAATTAAAGGAAGGATTGGTAAGATTGCATCTTCTTCAGTTTCATTACCTAAGTAAGATTGTGAAATAAGTTTGTGAGTTGATAGAACTTTTTCAGTTAAATCTACTCCGCCGAATGGTGCACCATAAGTATCGCCAGTCTGCGCTAAGTTACCATGTGGAGATGATCCACTAGCAGCCTGAGCTGTTGCGAATTCAGCATATCCACTATCTGGTAGAATTGGGATAATCATATTAGCGGAATTCATTTGAATTTCTCTAAATAGCGGCGCTAGTACTAGCGAGCTTTGAATATCTCTTTCAACGTTAGTTGATACGATTTGCTCGAAGTCGGCACTAGATACACCCACACCTGAGTGTGCGTTTACTTTTTCCATTACGCTTTTAGCGAATGGAGTGTCGAAACCGCGACCAGTTGCAAGACCTAAAATCTTTGCATCTACGATATCGCCTTGGAAAGCTTCTTTCCAGTCTTTGTTGCCTCTATCTGAGAAAATTCTTTTGGATTCGGTCATAGCGCGAATCTCATCAGACTTCTCTAATAGATCTTTTTGTAGCTCTTTAACAACAGACTCTAGGTCTCCTTGTCTTTCTTCTACTCTTTTGGCAACGTCATTTATGAGCCTTTCAGCTCCAGAGATAGATGACTTAACAACTATCTTTTGTTTTTCCTGTTCAGCAACCACTTCGGCTGTTTTCGTTACTTCGGCTTCAGCTTGCGCTTTGGCTTCTGCTTGGTCTGCAGCTTTTTGCTCGGCTTGCTTCATTGCAATGCTAGTAGCTGTTTGATCGGCTACCTGCTTTGCGAATGCTTCAAGATCGAACTCAGGGGTTACAGCAGGAGTTTTCTTTTCTTCTGACATATTTGTCTCCGTTTTGTCGGCTTTCGCCTCGCTTGACTGCTCAATCTTTGCGTTTGCATCGTTTGAGTTAGTCTTTATAAAGTCTTTTTTGAACTGATTGTACTCTTCCATACTATCAAATGATTTTGCTAGAGAGAAGACTGCTGCTTGGTTACACGGAACACTCACAACAGACACTTCAAATAGTTCTGCGTCCTTTATCTTATATCCGTCGGTTTCAGTTATATATTCAGCGTCCTTGACTTTGAAACCAACAGAAAATGCTCCAAGTACGCCGTCTTTAATAAGATCTCTTATTTCGCCAGCAGATTTTGAAATTCGAGCAGTAAGCTCTAATCCATTCTCTGTGACTCCAATTTCCTTACATCGACCAATAGGTCGATCATAGTTATGATTAAATAGGATTACTGGATTATTTTTAAAATTATCCAATCCGCCCTTTAACCAAGCACTAGTTTCAATAGTATCACCAGCTCTATCCACATGGTTTGTACTGGCAGATCCTTTGATATCCAGTCCACCATCGTCATCTTCTGATAACATTTTGAAACTATTTGTCCAATGAAAAATCTTCTCAGACATTACTAGCTCTCCTTCTTAACCTGAGCTGCCTTTGGGGCGGGCTTAGGTGCTGGAGCTGGAGCAGGTACTGCTGCGACTTCTATTGGAAATCTGTGTCTAGCTGCCGCTAAAACTCTATTCCATGAACCAAACTTTCTTCTTAAAAGATAGTCTCTCACAGGAGCTTTCTCGTCCGCTTTATAATCAGCTAAGCCAATAGTATCTACACCTTTGTTGGTTAGATAGCTTGATAAAGCCTTTAACATCATATGTTTTGTCATAATTATTCCTCTGCGGGTGGGGTTTCTTCTGGTCTGCCACCTTGCTCTGGATTTGCTGCTGATCCTGCTATATTTGCAGGTATGCGCAAATCGTCTGCACTTTCTAAGGGCTCAAGCCTTAATGCTTCCCTTGCCTCATTCGGTGTTAATATTCCCGTATTGACAAGTGTGGCATAGTAGCTCGCCTGATCTTTAAGTTCAGGCTGAAGAGCTGGTGCATTGCTGACATCTTCGTTTAGTTTGAAACCGAAGAACCTCTCGAAAGCATACCCCATTTTTCTAATAATAGGAAGTATGGTTTCTAAATAGTATAGACGGTGGTTGGGGCGAATATTCGCGTTGTTTCCTCCGTCCAATAAAATAGGTGGAATACCCATAGCTTCTAGAATTATTCTTTCATTTGACTTAATAGCCTCTTGAAAGTCTAAATCTTTGAAGTTTACCTCGGTAAGGTTTTCCACTTCTAAACCGCCGTCAAGGAATAATGGTCTACGACCTCCTGACTGCGGATTATATCTAGCAACCCAAGCCTGTAACATTCTTTCTTTGATTTTCTCCGAAAGGGTGTTAGGGGACTTAAGTACTAAACCTGGTACTGCTCCGTTCTTGAAGAAGTTATCTTGGAATCTTCTCATACTTCCAAGTAACTGCATGGTTCTCCATGCGGGCTTCAATCTGGGAACTCCTCTATAAATAGAGTTAAAACTGTTCTCTTTAATGTGAATTATTTCACTCGGACTATATTCTATGCCATTTGAATACACGAACTTGTCAATGTATGTTTTCTCATTGGTCTCAATAGTAACATTTTCCGCTGGTAGATGATATAAATGCATTCCATCATAGTAGACAAATATATTGCCATCCATTAGGAAATCAACGATTAAGTTTCTTTTAAATGCACTAATATCTTGATAAGGATTGGGCTCCACATTCAAAAGAGTGTGTAGCTTGGATCGTCTAATATTTTTTACAATATTGTTAATCCCTGAGATCTGTTCGCCTACATCAAAAGGTATATCCGCCGAGTCGTCCACTATCATGTTAACTGCGCGGTTTACAACCTCAAGTTGTTCGTAGGCATTCTTATAGTTAGTCAGATTCTCTTGGCTACTAATAGACCCACCCTCTTCACCAGCGATATGGTACTGAGCAGGATTTAACTTCTCGTACTCTTCGCTCGCTGTAAGTGTAGGTGATCTACCAATTACTCTGTCATACCATGCCATATTTGTCTCTCTGTATACTGACCCATCTTTCTTGTTTTAGTGCTGTCACAACTCTTGGGCGTTTGCCATAGATGGAGTGTAGTTTCATATGATGTTCGTGACATAAAGTAACAGCTGCTTCGTATAATTCTTTGTTATGTTCGGTTATGAACTGATCGCGGACTTTTAATATATCCTCCTCACCAGTTATTTTAATCTTATTCTTTCTCAACCAAAGTTCTAACAACTCTGTTAGACCGTGAAAGTGATGAAAGTCCAGAGTCTCTGTAGATTTACAGATGAAACATTCCGTTCCTTTGTCGTACTTAGACTTAGCCTTGTCCCGAACATACTTAACTAGATCTCGTTTTAGTTCCATAACTTATTCCATTCCTTAAATTATACTAGAATTTGGGGGTGTTGTCAAGAACTATTTTTGTGTGGTGATACTTAGAAGCTGGTAACACTTGTCTCGAACGAGTATAACGCATACCGTAGTGCATCTGACATATGTGAAGCATAATTATGTTTTGGCTTCTCCCTCAGAAGGTTGGGATTGGGGTCCCACTGATATTGGTCAAGAGCACTCAGACTTTCATGACATCTTTGGTCAACTATTAGTCTATCGTTGTCACAGATAGCTGCTACATGGCCAATTCCTTCCAGGACTGCTTTCTTTGCGTTAATAGTACTAATGTCGTAGTTTTGTGCCAAGTCAAATCTTGTTTGCTGAGCTGCCGAATCTATATAAATATAATCTATATTGTATTTATGTATTAGTTTCTGTATCTCTACTGCGTGTTGTTCTGTAGTTCTTTCGGAATTCAGGTATTCGTCTAGTAAGTAATATTTCCCTGCATCCCAGTCGTACGCTATTACACAGAAAGCTGTAGGATCTTTGTAACCCACGTCCATTCCTGCGAATATGTCCATTCCTGTAAGATCTAGTTCTCCTAAATCCTGTTGACACTTCTCCATGTTGAATCCCCATATCTGACCCTCAAACACGTTAAAGTCTGCCATATATTCCTGATTGAATTCTGATTCGGACATGGTTTTCCTTGCTTCATGAATGTCTTGATCTGAAATACGAGGGTTTTCGTGGTAGGTAGCTTTGACACTAGCCCATTCTGGAAAATCGTCAGAGAATCCTCTGTACCAAAATTCCGCAAACCAATTGTTTCTACCCCTAGGAGTGGAAATAAATATTGCTTTGGAGTTTGCTTTGTCTAGCGTGGGTCGTAGTGCGACGTTGAACGCATCTCTGCCGTCAACCAGTGCGGCTTCGTCAAAGATGATAAGATCGTAGGATCTACCAACGACCGAATCCACTTGATTAACCGAGCCCATACGGACCGTGCTATCGTTTGAGAGTTGAATAACTTTATCTTTTGCATTGTCTTTAGTTACTTCTAAATCAAAGTGTTTGATTAGAGTTCTTTGGAGGTCAAATGATATTTGAGACAAGGAGTAGTTAGGCGACATCAATAAAACGTTAGCACCTGGTACAAGACAGACTAACTGCCCTATTACATTTGCGATATAAGTTTTACCCTGTCTACGTGAGACAGCAGCAGTAACAAAACGATACTTCGGATTGTTGATTGCATTGATAATAGCTTTCTGAGTACTATTAGGTTCAATACCCAATAGATTCATATAACTAGATATTGGTAACTTGATAAATCGTTTGTCACCGTCGAACTCCATGAGTTCATCAGACACAATGTCTGTTCTACTAATTTCTAACATTTAATGTATAGTTTCTTCGTTAAAAAAGGACTCAACGCCCTCTAAAAGGCCCCTATCCTCTATGATGTTATAGAGGTACATGTAAGCAAGAGATACATTTTTCATATCTTTCTCTTTAATAGATAACTCTCTTTTAGCTTCTTCCATACTTATGGATGTAGCGAACGCGCTTGCGTTTACTATATTTTCCTGTAGCCAAAGGGATCTTCCATCCACTACTTTCATGCTCTCTCCGTTAATTATCTTCTAGTTGTAACAGGTGTACCGAGTACTGCCACTGATGCGGCTAATACTAAATCCCCTGGATACTTAGATATTACTTCTGTAGCACCTGCTTCTAATGAAAAGGTTCCAATAGATACGCCTGCTGCAGTAGTAACTGTAACTAAAACTTCCGCTGCACTTGGGTTAAATAGTCTTACTTCTGGTGCCTGTTCAAAGTTTGATCCGCCTGATGTGGCACAGGCTGCCTGTGCTCCTAATAGTCTTAATGACATATGTTTCTCCTAATCGCTTATTTGCGACCTTTCCCTTTCTTCTTCCACTTGATAGCTCGAAGTCTTTGCTTCGCTGCTTTCTTAGTAGGAGAAGAGCCGGGAGTATTTTTAATTTTCCACCCCTTCTTTGTTTGTTGAATGGGCATTTGTTTTGCTAGAAGCTCTTTCTAAGAAAGAACGCTGCGCTGTCAGTAAACTGACCGTCTCTAGCTGAATCTAGAACTTCCATTCCGACTTCCCAGCCTTTAACTTCTTTTGATACAGTCAACTGTTGGTATGTAGACTCATCGGCTCTAACACCGTGTCTAAGTACCATGTCGACGTAAGTAACTATAGGAAAGTGTAAATTCACTTCTTTATAGTCATTGTCTGAGTTGTTCATGTCTGTATATACCGCTAAGTCTACCCAATCATTTCCACCCTTGACGTACCACTCTTCTACCGTGTCTAACATCTTATCATCATACCTATACTGAATAACACCCCCGTCTACCCAAAAAGTATCCGAAAGGTTAATGTGCTTACCAACTATAAGATCATACTCGTAGTTTGCCTCTTCGAGACCGTCTACTTGTCCAACCCATGCTGTTCCGTAAAAACCAGCTTTCTCAGCGGTTAAGCTTCCCTGTATAGATGTGTTTCCCATAGATTGACTTTCGCCTCTAAAGAAATAGTCAGACCAGACTCCTACATTACCGCTAACACCTGCCATAGATGATACCGAGAACGTGCAGAGTAATACTGCTAATAGATTTTTCATATTTTTCTCCCTATTATTGTCAAAAGCAGTGCCTCGCGAACTTCTCCACGAGGTAAGGCCGTTAACTCCTTTGTACTGAGAAGGCGATGCAATTTTCTACGTTGCTTGTATATGAGTATCGCTGTAGCCCTCTCAATAGCGAAGATCATAGGTGGTAAAGATAATTTTTCTTCTAACGTCCGTTGTTCGGCTGTCTGCATAACAGACTCCTTAATTTAGTCAAGTAGAGGATTTCTATCTTTAGCTTTGCCAACATTAAGTGCAAAACGGTCAACCCATTTATATAGTTTAGCCCATACTTCGTCATCGGCTGGTGTGTCAGTCATAGCAACTACGGCTGAACATACTGTGATGAGTATTGGTAAAACTTGGATTATTTGCCATATCATATTGATCAATTCAAACATTTTTATCTCCCAGAAGGTCTCCCTTCTCTTTTGCTTCTTACTTTACTTTAAAGATGCAGGTCTAGCCATTCCGCCAGTACCCCACACTTCAGCACTTGAAGCATACATTTTATGGGCTTGTCTGCGCTTCCATAAAATCATAACCTCGCTAGGGCGTAGACGGATAGTTCCGATTACCTCAGCGGGCGTTGCGCTACTGCAGTAGTAGACAGTCTGAACTGTAGCAGATTCATTTACTAATCTAATATAACTCACGTTGCCTCCACCTTTAGTAGCAGTCTCTACTGTTGTGGGCATCATAAATGCCACGTTCCCAGGTGAAAATGCTAACATTTTATTTTTCCTTTATCATTACTGATTGCTTGGCTTAACGTCTTAGAGAGGCAGGTAGTTTACCATACCCTCTCTTTCTACGTTGAAGCTGTACTTTTCTTGCTATTAGTAGGTTTTTTCTGATGTCGCGTTTTTCAACTACAACTTCTTCTTCAACTTTTTCTACTACTTCTATTTCTTTATCCATTTGCGAATTCCATAGCTTCTTCTTTAGAAGCAAATTTAACTTGTCTGCCCTCTGGGGTTATCACACAATGTGATCCTCTTTTTACAAAGTATCCCCAGCCAGTGGGAAAGTCAGGTTTCTTTTTAGTTACTGCTTTCACTTTCGGTGACTCTTTAATATCTTTTTTATCGTACTCTATTTTCATAGTTTTTCTCCTTATTTGGTCAATAGCATTGTTAATATGGTACCCACTGCTCCTATAATAATAGTGCCTGCGGCTCCAATCATTATTGTTTCAATGCGTCCTATTGCTTCTTGTACTGCTCCAAACCGTTTACCTGACCTTATTTCAATACCTTCTAGTTGATTGAATACGGTCTTCCATCGTTCTGCGCATACAGCTTCATGTTTTTGTAGCTCTAAGGCTAGCTCGTCCGTCTTCATTCAGGTTCTCCAGTGAAGTCTTAGTGTAATTCTGTACACAATTTAAATTATACCAAATTTATCAGGTCATGTCAAGAACTATTTTTGTATGGTATATATTTTGACGGACTCCGACTTACCTTTAACAATCACTTCGTCTATAAATTCATACTCATAGCCATCTACTAGACTATGCTCTGAAATGATTAGGTCTGTCTCATACTGCTTACACGAGCTCTCTAGACGTGCAGCCAAATTAACAGCATCCCCGAGTACACTATAGTCAAAACGACTAGTACTACCCATATTCCCAACAACGCACGGACCAGTGTTGATTCCGACCCCCGTGTGAATCTCCGGGCTCCCTTCCAGTTTAAGTTCCTCATTTAAAGTCTCCAAAGCTTCTCTCATCTCGAGAGCTGCTACTATGGCCTTGCGTGGGTGATCTTCCACATCGAGGGGGGCATTCCAAAAGGCCATAATGCAATCCCCCATATATTTATCTATTGTACCCTCATGCTTCATAATTATGTCACTCTGGTTAGTTAAAAAACGATTTACCAGAGATACTAGTTTTTGTGGATCAGATTGATAAAATTCCGAAATCGGAGTAAATCCTCGAATATCCGAAAAAAGAAAAGTTAGTTGTTTGGTCGACCCACCCAATCTCAGTAATGTTGGGTCTTTTTGGAGTGCCTCTACTTGAGCAGGGCTAACATAAGTCCCGAATTGTTGTTTGATCTGTAATCTCAACAAGAACTGTGTAATGAAACTCTTGAATTGTACAATACTCCAGAATAAAAACAGTATCACGAGCGAGCCAGAAACGTCAAACAAGTAGGAAGATTCCACAAGTCTCCAGGAAGCGTATCCAAGTCCTCCTAATAGTACTAAAATGACGGGAAGGCTGAAAAATATGGAGGCGGAAGCAAGGGTGATCAGGATCATTCCAAGGAGGACTACACCCAGTTGGGCCGTGGTACTCCAGGAAGGTTGTGAGAGTGCGTTGCCACTCACTATTGTGTTGAGGACAGTAGCTTGGATGTCATGGGGGTACTTAACCCCGTTGGGGGTTGCAACGAGAGGAGCCACCCCCTCTGCAGTCACCCCAAATATTACGAAGGGTGCTGGGATTGGTGCATTCATGTACTCGGTGGCGGTCTGCCTATAGAATTTAGTATTCCAGTTAGCAAATACTAATCCATTCTCGTTAGTTAGTAACTTACCATATTGAGGTAAGCGTACCCACTCAACCCCTCCTAGTCCTGTTTTTATTTGGTAGCTTGGGTCTCCTGTTCCCAAGCGCAACATTTCTAGCGCGAAGCTTGGATACAGCTTTCCTTTTGAAGATATGACTAGCGGTAGTCTTCTCACTACTCCGTCTAGTTCGGGATTGGTACTTATCAGTCCAACTCCCTGTGATGCCAGTTTCGATCTTAAAATTCCTGGGTATTTGTATAACCATTCAGTTGGATCTCCGTTGCCTAACTGCGCCGTACCTACATGGGGTCCAGCTTCATTAGATTGCGTGCTGCCTATAAAGGATAGCACTGTGGGTTTTTGGTCTAGGTGCTTCTGAAAGTAAGTATCCTTGCCATGTATATCTTTGTCGGGGAAGGCTATTGTAATTCCGGGTACACCTTCTGTTCTGCGTAGTAGATCTCCATAGAAGTTTCTAGGCAGAGGGTAACCTCCGTAGGCTTCTACGATTTCTTCGTCTATGTCTACAAGTAGGATCATTTCGTCTTGAACTTCATCTCTTGACATGATGAGTGCATCTATGCTTTTTAGAGAGAGTATTTGAAAGGGATAGGGGTTCCAGACTAGTACTGATAGCAGTAGAAGTCCAATAATGGGGGTGATTAGTCTTTTCATTCTTGAACGACGGTGACTGAGCATCCGCCTACTGTGAGACAATTTTGACTAAGGGAGTAACCTTGCGTAGTCGTCCCTAATTGTGTTAAATTTAGAGTAGTGGGGTATGAACCGCCAAGTGTAATGGATGTTGCATGAGACCCACTTCCTTTTTGATTACTGTTTACTACGTTACCATCGTTATCTGTTCTCAGATAGAGATTCTTATCACCAGTACCTTGTTGTCGTAACCATGCAATGTTATCATCGCTGTAAAGATATACCGTTGCAGTGTGGTCTCCACCTGTTGTGGATTTCTGATATCCTGTGAGTGTGTTATCACTTCCATGAATATCTAGATTTAGTATATGTCCACCATCGTCTGCGACATATGAGGCAGAATCGAATGTGGTGTCGGATGAATTTGAGAGTACTGTTCCTTGACCCCATCGAACAGCATTGGTATTTCCTTGTATGTGGAATCCTATATCGTTCTTAGAACCAGTTCCACTTTGTTCGAAGTGCAACGCATTAGAATTACCATCGAGGTCTCCACCCCAAGTTTCTCCCGAACCCCAGTAATCTACGAAGGAAATCTCGTTGTTGTTTCCTTCTTGCTTGATGAGTATTGAATTTGATGACCCACCTAATGTAAAGATGGTGTCGTTGTCATAACCTATCTGATTTACTACTAGATTTAAATTATCTCCGCTGGTAACCTGTTTTATGGTTATCTCATTATCTTGGGCAAATCCCAAGGCAGGTAAAAGTAGTAAATAGATTAGTTTCATTAGTTCTCCATATAACAATTCTTTGTGGGGGTGGTTGCCATTTGACGAGCCCAATCCAATTCCTGGATAAGCCTGTTATACCACATCTTGTCATGTTCGGTATTTGGTTTAGTTAACTCTTCTTTAAGTTGACTAATTCTTACTTCAATATAGTTTGGTTTAGCTCTTCTCATTAGTTTGTCTGCCTTATAATAATATTGACGGATTCTCCGTCACCTACAATAATTAGACTCTCTCTCTCATCTGTCATAGTATGAATACTAGCATTTGCATTCTGTGAAAGTCTTATACTGATAATTCCTTGAACTTGTCGGTAGAACCAAATTTGACCAGTACTCTCAACAATCGTTTGGTATTGTGTATCTTTATCAAAACCTGGCAAGGTACCCGTTATATCTACTCCGCCAAAGTCTCCTGACCCCTTCTTTCTCGATAGTAGATCTCCCTCCTCTATAATCAGTAATAGGTCTTGTAGGAAATCTACGTCTAACAAGTCTCTATCGAGTTCTGTGTAATCTAATTCGTTCTCATCTAGGTAGTCGGTCTCTAAGTCGTTAAACTCAAGAAAATCAGCGGATAGAATATTGCTAGAGTCATTTTCACTCTGTGCTTCGTCTATTTGCTGCTGTACTTCCGTGGGAGGATTAACAATGAACATATTGTCTATCATTCCAACAGTAATATTCGTAATTGTAACAGGAGCGGCTGGAGGCGTTGAAATAGTACTTACCATCGTTGCTTGATACGCTTGATCTAAAGTAATTACTCCGCCTTCGTTTGATACAGTGATTTCCCCCGAAGCATCTCCATTTGCATCTGGAAGTAGGATGATTAGGCTCCTACCTAATTCATCTATAGTTGTTGTGAAGTCTGTGCCTCGAATACCAATAGTTGCAGTTGGCGTCTGTATATCGATGTTGGCTTTATTTATCATACCTAACTTACCAGAGGTAAATCGGGCTGTTCCCATGGCAAACTTCATTACCATTTTAGACTTAGAAGGATCTGGATCGTAAATAACTTCGTCTATTAAAACTTTAGAGTGTTCCGTAAGTCTTAAGCTAGAATCATCTAAAAACTCAACTGCAATACGCCCGTTGTCCGTAAGTAGTGTATCGTAGAGTAGTATACCACTACCTACTACTGCCGCGGACGCATTGCCGTTTCGTTTTATATTACTCGCTCCTGTCTGCTCAAATATATTTCCTATATCTGCAAATATAAATGAGCTGCCCAATAAAAGGCTAGTCAGCAGTGTCTTTCTGGTTAATCGTAATAACTGCATCATCTGACGTTACCTCTAGGTTTATTGTTCCCGAACAACTTGTAATAACTCCCGTACATGTCCCTGATGATTGTAAGATATCGACGTTACCGTCGTCACCTGTGTAGTCAACAATCAAGATTTGATCTGCATCTTTTTGGGTTGTATTATAGTCATTTCCCGCACCTGTTAAACTTAATTCCCACTTAGTATCACTGGAGTCAACAACAGTAGTAAATACATTTGTTGATCCGATGAGTACTAAATCATAATCGAGTCTCTCTGCGGTAGCAACATAACCGAGATCAAAATCCCATGTGTTACTATCTCCAGTTACGGTTAAGTCTAGGTCTAGACTATCTGCCGAACCTATATACCCAGCGTTCCAATCAAATATGTTAGAGTCGCCTGTAAAAGACATATCTATATTTGATGAATCGAGGATAATCGGTCCAAATAACTGGTTGCTATTACCTAATTGGTCTAAGTTGAATACAATAGTGTGTCCAGTGATTATCATGTCAGTAGCTACTGAGCCACCCACAATTGTTCCACCAAACTTGTTACCGTATCCTACCTGATCAATAGTCAAAGTTAGAGTATCACCTGATTGTTCGAGAAAAATCTCGTTATCCGATGAGTCTGCCATGACACCAGTAGAAAGCACTAGAGCGACATAGGCGCTAATTAGCTTCTTCACTTTCTTCTCCTTTTGGTCTCTGAATATTCCAGAAACCCCTTTCATCGCCTTGTTCAATTATAGCGACAACAGCAGCTTCAATAGCTGCACGCGTAGCCACAGTAACACTTTCGTTTTCTGCGGCTCCGTCTTCTATTTCTATTAGTTGAGTATCCATATCGACAAATTTAAATACATCGAAACCTCCACCAACTGACAGAATAGTTTTTCTAGTTTGAACATTTAGTAGTATCTCACCCGTAAGTGTGCTTACTCCACGCAAGCTTACAGTAACTACATCTCTTCTATACGAAGTCTGATGTCCAATTCCTAATGTTCTTGCTCCTCTACCTCCACTTTCTACGTTGCTGTCATACCCGACAACACCACCTTCGAATATTATTCCAGCGAATAGTAAGGATTGAATTCCTTTGCTCTCTTCTATATCTTTCTCTTTTCTAGTACTTCGAACTATCTGTCTTTCTCTTACTAGATTATCGATACCTGATCTTTCAACAACTCTGAACCATTTGCCTCTGGCTGCTGTCTTGAGTGCATCAATAAGTAATTCGGTACTTCCTTGAGTTACAGCAGTACTAAAGTCAGCTAGATTGTCTCTACGCTTTCTTTGTCCTGTTAAGTCATGGAATTTGTAAACTGCCACGATGGGCATGATTTCTGCTGGAGGAAAGTTCAGTAATCTTTGATAAGTAGGGAGTTGAACTATTTCTGGAGCTTCCCTGCACTCTCCGAACTTTTTCGCCATAGCAGTAGTACAACTATCATTATACATAGGCACTGAAGAGCACCCTGCTAGAAGAAGTAACAGTAGGGCTACTCGTACCACTAGAATCCGCCTGTGCCTATTGGGATATCTATCGTAGTTGTAGTTCCATCCTCCGAGACTATAGTTAGTCTAATGACTTCCGTGCATACGCCATCAGCGCTGCAAGATTCAGTTCTTTGGTAAGTAATGGAATTCCCTTCAAGCTCGAATGCTCCGAAGGCGGCTGCTTCCTCGTTCCCGAACATGTTATCTACTAGTTGCTTCGATAACTGTGCATAAATTCTGGATTCAAGGTTACGTATGAATTTTGCCAGTGTGGTATTGTCCTCTGCTCTCGCGGCTGCTTTCAGTGCGGATTCAATATCATCTTTTATCTGGTCTTTTCGTGATTTCTCTTGGTTTTCTATCGTTAGGTAGTGCGCACTAGTTCCAATCCCGCTAAAGGAAGGATTCTTAAAACCTTGTACTATTTCATCAGCTGATAGGCTTACGGCCAGTATCAGGACTACGGCTCCTATTAAGTATTTCATTGTCTCTTATCTGTAACACCGTGTCTATCTTCTCTTGTAGACGTATTATATCATTGTCAAGCATTCTTACTTGATCAATTAGCTTAATCAATGCCATGTGTTGGCTGCTGACAGCGGGGTTTATTACATTCTGAATTGCTTCCCAAATATAATAAACAAAGTACCCAAGTGATACCATCATCACTACTGGGAAACCGAAATCTGCGATTAGTTGAGCTATATTACCCACTAGTCTCTTCTCGTGTCTATAGTGCCGTCTTCAACGAAGTTCTCGGCTCTTGCAATCCTACTTAAGTCTGGCTTCAGACCAAGGGCTGCACTAACAGCGGTGTCAAGTCTTATAACATCGTTGTTTATTGTCTTTACTCTCGTTGTGAGTGCTTTCGCAAACATTTCTAATAACTTAACTTTAGCAACTGTATCTTGGATCTTTTGTTTCATTATTATGAACAAAAACCACAACATTACCAGAGCTCCCGCTATAGGTGCTCCGACGTCCGCTATCAGCTTAAATACATCCACTAGAAGATAGCGCTAATTCCACAGCCGCATTTGCTCTGCTCGTTAGGGTTTCTCCATATGAATTCTTCGTTTATACCTGTCACCTTCCAATCTAAAGTAGCTCCATCTAACATAGTTATACTCTTCTGATCTATCGCTATCTTGAATGATACGAAATCCATAACAAAATCGTCTTCTCTAGCATTAGTATCCAGAAAATCAAACTTATACTCAAAACCAGCACACCCACCTGGCATAAGCGAAACACGAACTCCTCCACGCTCTCCAGAACGTTCAAGTAGTCTTTCGTATGCTTCGTCCGTTACTTCTATCATGGTTACCCCGTAATCACTCTATAAAGTCTTCTCTCGATAATCCATTAGAGTTATGACCAATCATTGAATGTGTTTCTTCAATTCTCTTAGAGTCTTCTAACTCATCTGACTCATCGTGTTCAGTTGGATGATAGATCGGTTCTAATTCCGATTGCATCACCTCTGATTCGGTAGGTCTCTGATCTAAAATTGGATGTGTATAGTCAGGAGTGTTCTTCGACTCGTAATCTACCATCGCCTGCCTAATAGCATCTTCTGCTAGTACACTACAGTGTAACTTAATAGGTGGTAAATCTAAAGCTAACGCAATATCTTTATCTTTTATCAACTTCGCTTCCTCCACCGTCTTTCCCATCATCAAATCAACAAACAGGCTAGAAGACGCTATCGCACTTCCACATCCGTATGTTTTAAACTTCACATCTACAATGCGATCATTCTCATCTAGCTTCAACTGTAACTGCATCACGTCACCGCATGCAGGTGCCCCCGCTAATCCTGTTGCCACCTTAGGGTCTTTTCTGTCAAGCGTACCAACGGCATGCTTGTGAGGGTTCGCTAGAACTGCCTCAAATCTCTGTACTACTTGTTCGCTATATGCCATTTCACTACCTCCGCGTATTTCTCACCAAAAGAGAAACTTATTATAAATCTATCCGTACCACACGCTGGTACACCGTGCATCTTTGTATTGTCCAGTATAAACGCTCCATAAGGATATGCAACGCCCTCTACTACAATCGAGCTAAAGGACTTTTGATAAACAAAGTTGATGCATGACTTTGTCTTAAAGTCCACGTGGGGTTTCAAATCTTGCCCCGCTTTAAGAAGATAAAACCGTATTAAGGGTTTTAACGGCTTCGCGATATTTTTTGCAGTGTTTGCGATATAGCTATTATTATCAAACTTACCCAAGGAAGGTGCATTCCATAAATGCTGTCCTCCCAGTACATACCAATTATCAAACAGTTTCGCCTGTTCGTTCTCTTTTGAGTAAGGTGCATATGTTTCTGCGTATTTTCCAAATTCCCCTGTGAGGGTGGAAGTCATCGACGTCATGTGTTTTAGTATGTATTCGACGTTTATCTGATTCCAGTCCAAATTGGTGGAAACTTTAGTACACCCCATCAACCCAGTTCTCTGCTAAGTCTTCCGCGTATCTCTCTGATTTTCCGTAAACCTCTACTGTCTCGTGGAGCTCTTTAGCTTT